CGTTGAACACCGTCGGCGCGACTTCGAGAATCTGCGGCACCGTCGGCTGCGTGCCGTCGAGCTCGAGGACGTTGAGCAGCACGCGGCCGCTCGACTTCGCTTCCTCGACGCGCTTCTTCTGCACGTCATCGGTGGACATCTGGATGCCCTGCGCGACCGCATCGCACACCTCGCACGGACGACCGAAGGTCTTGTCCGCACAGATGTAGACGGCCTTCACCTGGCCGGCTGCATCCTTGATGAAGTGCTGGCCGAAGTCATGGAAGAACGTCGGGTCACCGTTTGTGCGCCATCCCGGGAGGATGCGGTAACGGTTGCGACCAGCCTTCGGCTTGATCGTCTTTTGACCACCGGTTGCAGCCTTGCGCTTCGCGAGCAGTTCCATCAGTTGAGCAGTTGACATGGTTTCGTTTCCTTAGTCAGAAGTTTTTAGGCAGTAAGTCACAGGTTTTGCGGACGATCCTGTGACAGCTTCGTCACCGTCTCGCCCTGCATGATTCAGTATAGTAACGTGTGACTTACCGGACTTCGAAAAGATTGAAAGATCCTTCAGGCGGCTTGTCGGCGTGCGGCTTCGGCGGCGAGCGCAGCTTCGCGGCCCGACTGCACTGCGTTCTCGCCTTCCTTCGCCGCGATGATGCGCAGTTGCCCTTCACGCTCGCGACGGCGATCGACCGAAATCTGCACGATCATGTCCTTGCGCTGCGTGTAGGCTTCGCGCGCGTCGTTGGCGATGTCGAAGAGCGCGCGCGCCTCGATGATCTGGTTCTGCGCGCTCGCATAGCGCGGGTCGGCCTTCACGGCGTTCTCGACCATCTTCTCGGTCACCTTGCCGCCGTCTTCCGCGAGCTTCTTGCGCCACGCGCTATCGAGCTGGCTTTCGAGGATGTCGGCCGCGAGCTTCGCCTTCTCATACTGGCGGCGTGCATACGCGGCTTGCTCGGCGTAGTGCACGAACATCGGCGCCTGGCTGATGACCGCATCGTCCAGATCGTTCGGGTTGACGGCCAGATCACGCTTGAGCTGTGCCACGTCCACGAAGACCTTCAGGCCCGACTTCGTGACGGCGGGCGCCGGTGCTGCAGCGGCCACTGGCGCATTGGCTGCGGCCGCGACGGTGGGCGTGGTCACTGCGGCGTTCGCGCCGGCGACGGGCGGGTTATCCAGGTCGCCGACGAGGGCAGCCATTTGTTCGATCGAGAGCGTATCGGTGCTCATGTTGTTCCTTGAGTGTCAGGTGATAAGGTCGGCCACCTTCGCGGCCACGGTTTGCAAAACGGAATACTTGCCCGGGTCATGGAAGATCTGTCCCGGGTTGATGCCAAAAACAATCGAGGCGTCGAGCTTCGGGTCGAAGATGACCTTGCCCGCGAGCTCCATCGAGCCGCCCTTCACGCCCGGCGCAAAGAAGCGCGCCGCGTTGCTCCCGAGTGTCACGATCACCGGCGGCTTCAGAATCTCCAGCTCGCGCTTGAGGTATTCGGAGCACCCGTTGATCTGCTCGTTCGTGAGCGTCTTCTGATCCTTCGGCTTGCCGGACTTCACGAGCGTCGTGAAATACCCGTCCTGCGCCGAGAGCCCCGCTTCCTTGAGCGCGATCAGCACCGGTTTCATGCTGTCGCCTTCGAGCAGCTTGCCCGCCTTCTCCTCCTGCCAGTTCGGGTTGTCGGACACCACCATGAACTTCGGCGTCTTCCCGATACGCGGCATCGGGTGGGCGCCGCCCTTGAGCGAACAGTTCTCGCACGAGCGCGTCTCCTCACCGATGCGCACCAGTTGCAGCAAGGCGAGGTGCTCAGCGTTGAGCGTTCGGTCAGCTTTCACAGTATCGACCGTGAAACCTGGCAGTAGCTCGATGCGGTTTTTCAGCCGATCGGGGTGCATGGCGGGCACCTTGTCGCCCTCGCACTCGGCGAACGCACCGATCAGCACGAGCTTGTCCTTGACCGACTGGTTCAGGTGTCGGCCCGTGTAGCCTGCCGCCTTCATTGCGGCGTCGAAGTCGGTGCGGTTCGCAAACGGCTTGCCCCACTTCTCGCGCGCGTCGCTCACGTAGCCCGCAGCCTTCTCGGACAGACCCTTGAGCGCTTGGAACGGGGCGTAGAGTTTGTCCTCGCCCACGATTTCAACCCGTGCGCTCGACCGGTTGATGTCGGGTGGCAAGACCTGCATGCCCATGCGCCGCGCGTCCTGCACGAGCGGTTCGCGCTTCTCTTCTTTGTCAATCTCGGTGAGCGATGCCGCGAAATATTCGGCCGGGTAATGGGTTTTCAGCCACATCGTCCAGTAGGAAATCATCGAATAAGTGCAGGAGTGCGACTTGTTGAAGGCGTAACCAGCGAACACTTCGATCTTGTCGAACAGCGCGTTTGCCGAGCCTTCGGTCATGCCCGAGTGCGCCATGCAGCCTTCAACCCACTTCGCGCGCTGCTCGGCCATCTTCTCCTTGTCCTTCTTACCCATCGCTTTGCGGAGGTGATCCGCGCCGGCCATTGTGAAGCCCGCCAGATCCCGCGCGATCTGCATCACCTGCTCCTGATACACGATCACCCCGTAGGTGTCCTTCAGCGCCGGGGCCATGTTCGGGTGCTCGTAATACGGCTGCTTTGAACCCTGCTTGATGGCGATGTAGTCGTCGCACAGACCCGCGTCGAGCGGACCCGGGCGGTAGAGCGCAACGACGGCCACGAGGTCGTCGAACGTGACGGGACCGCTGAGCGCCATTTCGCGCAGCAGTCGCCGCATCCCGGGCGACTCGAACTGGAACACACCCGTCGTGTCACCGCGCCCGAACGCTTCCATCACCTTCTTGTCGTCCAGCGAGAGCGACAGGAAGTTGATGGTCTTGCCGTGTCGCTCCTTGATGTAGTCGGCAGCGAGCTTCATCACGTCGAGGTTGGTCAGACCCAAAATGTCCATTTTGATCAGACCAAAATCTTCCACCGTTCGCTTGTCCCATGACGTAACTGGACCGCCGGTGCGGGTTTCGACCACGGCCCGGTTCACAATCGGCTCGCCCGCGACGACGACGCCCGCGGCGTGCTGCCCGAGCCCGCGCGTTGCGCCTTCGAGGTTCACCATGTGCTTCCAGATCTCCGGAAACTGACCCTTGAACTTGTCGATCTCCGGCACGATCGCGGCGGACTCTTCAAGCGAGAGTGACACCCCGTGCTGTTTTTCCATCTGCTTCGAGCAGGCGTAATCGAACGGGCTCAGTTCGTGCACGCGCCCGCAGTCGCGCATCACGCCCGCGGCGCCCATCGTGTTGTAGTTGGACACGCCCGCGACGTTCTCGCGCCCGAAGTGCTCGGCGATGTAGTCGATCACCTCGTGCCGGCGCTTGGACATGAAGTCGAGGTCGGCGTCGGGCAAGTCGAGACGCTCAGGATTGATGAAGCGTTCGAACAGCAGGTTGAAGCGGATCGGATCGACGTCGGTGATTCCCATCAGATACGCGACGAGGCTCCCACCTACCGAACCACGGCCGGGACCGACCAGAATGCCGTTGTCCTTGCTCCACTGCACGATGTGCTGCACCAGCAGGAAGTAGCCCGAGAAGCCCATCTTCTTCAGGACGTCGAGCTCGTAGGCGAGCCGCGCCTTGTATTGCGGCAGCTCTTCGGGTTCCGGCTTGTGCCCGAGCACGGGCGCCGCAAAGCGCTGCGCCCAGCCTTTTGCCACCTCTGCGCAAAGCGCTTTGAACTCGTCCTCTGCCATCTTCGGCAGGCACGGGTCGAGCTTCTTGAATTCGAACGTGCACGAATCGACAAGCGCCTGGTTGCCGTTGATGATCGCTTTCGCGGGCAAGCCTTCGGCGACGAGCGCCTTCACCAGATCGCCGGGCGGGCGGATCGAGAAGTTGCGCAGGTAGGGCTTGTTGAGCCACCGGTCGGTCATCTTGTTGTTGCCGAGAATCGCGCGCAGCACATCGAGGCTGTCGGCCTGATCGTCGCTCGCGTAGAGCGCGGGCCAGGTGCCGATGATGTGCGCGCCGAGCCGGGACGCTTGCGCGAGCGCCAGCTTGTTGAGCGTCTTGTGCAGCGGCGTCGCGCCCGGCACGAATTCGACATACAGATCGCCGCCGAAGTGCATGTCGAGCCGGGTGATGATCTCCTCGTGGCGCTTGTGGTGAAACAGGCCATTGAAGTCGCCCGTGGAGATGGCGCACTCTTCCAGCTGCAGCACGTCCTCGAGGCCCACGCGCGAGTGGTAGTAGAAGTATTCCGGGCTGTTGCCCTTGGAGAGCAGCTTCATGAGGCTGCGCAGGCCCGCGTCGGTCTTGGCGTAGACCTTCAGGTTCACGAGCGGGTTCGGCTTTTCCACCTCGCCCGACGCCTTCGGCGGCTTGCGGTAGGTCGGATCGTCGACCATGCGGATCGTGCAACCAATGATCGGCTTGATGCCCGCTTTCTTCGCCTTGTCGGTGAACGCGACCATGTTGGAGATGGACATGTTGTCCACCAGCGCAACGGTTTCGTAGCCCTGCGCCTTCGCGGTGTCGATCAGGGTTCCGACCTGCAAGGTGGACTCCCCGAGCGAGAAGTCGCTCCTGGCGCCGAGCAAGTGCTTGATATTCAACGTGAGCTCCTGCGGTGAATGGGTTGATGTATCAATGATCCCGGGTGGGCGTTGGCGTGCGAAGCACCGTATCGCCCGCGACGCGGCCCAGACGCAGCGCCGGAATCACCGACACCACGATGGACACGCGCGAGAAGGCGGTCGCTTCCGACCAGCCGTATTCGTTGATGTAGGCGCGGCGCAGGTCGCCCTTCGTGAAGCCGCCGGCAAGGAGCTTCTCGCCCGCAAGCCGCAACCACTGCGGGCCGCGCCCGTCGAAGGGGTTCTGCCCTTTCGCAAGCGCGAGGCGTGCGCGGGCGTCACCGCCGCGCTTCAGAAGCGGACGCATGACCTTCTGCGCGCGAACAGGCAGGCTCGCAAGCAACTCTTGCTCGCGCTCACCGCACTCCAGGTTCACGCGCACCCCGGCAGGTGCGGGCGCCGCGATCGTCGTTTCGACCGTGGGCGCGGGTATCGACTGCGCGGTCACAACCTTGGCCGTGCGCTCTAGCTGCGCGAGCGGTGCCGCCACATCGATCTTCTCGGAGAGCGACACGAGCATCGAGTAGCAGGCGGGCACGCATAGCGCGCGGGAGGCGCACGCCGTGCAGGTCTGCGTGCCGG